AGTCCTTCTTCGTCATCGCCTTACCTCCATCGCTCAGCATTTGAGCGTAGGCAGAGACTAGGCCTGAGTGCCCACTCTTGTCAACAGGAAAGCGTAGTGCGGCAGAACTACGCGAAAAGACAGGTAGAAAGTGGCCTAAAGGCGGTGCCGCGTTACTGTCGCGAGGGCCTTGACAACGATGCTTAGGGGGCAGAAGATGCCAGCCAAACGCCGGGGTCGCGTGGTGAAGGTGAAGATGGACGAGAAGAAGATGAAGGCTGCAGAGCGGATCAAGAATGCGCGGGACAAGATCCTGAAGCGCACCCAAACCGCACTCGCCTACGAACTAGGTGTTCACCCGGGCACGATCTCTCGATGGGAGCGCGGCATCATCAGCGACCCGCGCTCACGCGCGCTTATTGTCCTCGCCCAGCGCGCGGGCACTACCCCCGAATACCTGCTCGGAGAGTCCGACGAATTTCGAGGCACGAGGAGTGACATTGGTATGGCAGATGCTCGACGTCGTAAGCGCGGGACGAAAGCGATTCAACAGATCAAGCGACTCGTCTGGAGCACAGGCACGGAGTCAGAGCGATGGGCCCAGCTAGAGGCACTGCTCGATCAACTCGTGCCCTGGACCGACAAGGATTGGGACGAACTTCTGGAGTCAGGTCTCGATTACTTCGTGGTCGAGCCTGAGATCCCCAAGGAGAAGAAACCAGAGCGGAAGAAAAAGGAGGCCTGATGACACCGGCACGGCTCCTGATCGCGCTCCTACTCGTCCTGGCCGGCTGCGCCTCGACTACGCGCTGGACGCGCCCCGATCGGCCGCCAGAGGGCAGTCCCGAGCGCGCGGCCTATCTGGAGCAGTTCAGGCGAGACGACTGGGAGTGCACCCGGGACAGTCGCACGATCGGCGGCGGGGCCGGCGTAGCCGGGATCGCGGCCATGGTCGAGGCCAGGGGTCAGGCCCGGCGCCTGTACGCCCAGTGCATGGAGGCCAAGGGCTGGCAGCGGGCGCCATGAGGGCGCCCCGCAAGCCCACCCCGACCTGGCTCATTCTCGTCTGGGCCCTGCTCGGGTTCCCGGCCGCGGTCCTGGTCCTCACGCGCCTGGTCGGCGCGCTCCTCGGCCGCTAACCCGGCGGTGTCAATCTGCTACGGAATTCCTCCCATGAAGCGCTTGCTGGGGCCTTTCTGAGGGGAGAGCACAGAGCGAGCTAGCGAGGTCGGGGGCGACGGCCGGGAGCGGCAGCGGGAGGCCGGCGACCCTCTGGGACATCTGGACGTGCTCGCCGAGGTCTAGGCGCTCACGCCTTCCCTTTCCTTATGGCCTACTGTCCTACCTGCGGCGCCGAGCAACCATTCACCCTTCCAGGCGACCTCGACCCGCTCATCTCCTTGGAGAACGCCGCGAAGCTCGTGCCGTGCAGTGTCGCTGCGCTCCGCAAGTGGCTGAACACCCATTGGAAGGGACCTCGGCACTACGCGAAGGTCCGGCGCGGTACGCTCCGCTGGGAGCGTCGCCTGGTCTCGATCCCTGAGCTACGGGCGGCCCGTGCCGCTCACGTCGTGGTGAGGAACCCAATGACCTTGGTGGGCGCCGGCCGATGAAGCGCGAGCGTCGCTCGAAGGCCCTGGTCCGTCAGGGTGCCCCTCAGCCCCCGGACGCTATCGGTGAGACCGCTCTGGCCGTCCGGGACGAGATCCTGGGGCTGACGGGTTGGTCGAGGGAGCGCCAGGCCGTTGCGGTCGCGCACTCCCTGGCCGTTCTCACGGATGAACTCGGCGCGCTCGCTACCGAGCGCGTGGTTGTGCGGGACGGCCAGTACACGGAGCGCATCGAGACCTTCGACGACATCGACCACAAGGCCAGGCAGGCCGCCGCGGACAAGCTCCTCACGGTCTTTGGTATGTATCCCTCGAAGAACGCTGGCGGATCTGGCCCGGCCGCGATCCAGATCAACATCTCCCTCCGCTCGATGGACGACGGGCCCGGCGAGGTGATCGAGGCCGACGTCGTCCAAGTGCCCGCCAAGTAAGCTCTCTGTCCTTACGCGGGTAAGGGGCGATCTGCCCCGGCCTGCAGGGGGACCCGCGACCCCCCACCCCCAAAGAAAGGGGTGCCGCCAGGCCCTCGTGGGGACCGCTGCACTGACCAGACCGAAAATCCGGGGCCCCCTTCAGGCCCCTCCCTTCGCGAGCCGGCGCATGGTACCGGCACAAGTCCTTCGAGGAGTCCTCCCCAATGGGTCCCCTGACCGAAGCACTCCTGTCGCTTGCGCTGGGCGCCTCCGTGCTCCTGACCGGCGGTGCGGCGAGGTTCCCGTTCATGGCCCCGGACGAAATGGAGCGGGCGGCTCGGACGACCGGGCTCCCTCTGGACGGGGTTCGGTTCGAGGTCCAGGGGGCCGAGTACCCGAACGCCGGCTTCATTCCGGCCGGCTACTGCTCCTGGTTCGAGTGCCAGGAGTACTCGACCGTGGTTTTCCTCGGGGACTGGTCCCGGACCCCGTACGAGGTCCGGCTCTTCGTGCTGATGCACGAACTGGGGCACTACCGGCAGCTTCTGGAAGGCCGGAGCTTCGAGGAGTGGGACGCGGATCTCTACGCGGCCGAGCGGCTCTGTGCCATGGGCTACGACGGGCTCTATTGGGCCGAGGCTACAGCCAGGTTCCTCCTGGAGGCCTACGGCCGGTCCTGGAGCGATGGCGGCGAGGAGCATGGCTCCTGGGCCGCGCGAGTCGAGAACGTACGGGCGAAGGCCCGGGGTTGTTCGCTTCCGATGGCTCCGTTCGCCTGATGCGGCGGCTCCTGATCCTGGCCGCGCTCGTCGCGGCCTACGAGCTCGGCTGGCGCGCGGGCGCGCGCCTGGTGCGCGAGCAGCTACCGGCCGTCCTCGGCCCGACCCGGCGATGAGCGTTCAGGTCCAGACCCTCGCCCTCGAACTGCCGAAGTACTTCCGGCCCCGGAGCTACCAGAAGGAGTTCTTCCGGGCCATGCGGGCCGGGTGCAAGCGGGCGATCCCGCTCTGGCACCGCCGGGCCGGCAAGGACGACACGGCCCTGAACTGGACGATCGAGTCCATGGTCCAGCGCCCGGGCGGGTACTACTACTTCTTCCCGACCTACCGCCAGGGCAAGCGGATCCTCTGGGAAGGGATCCAGGCCGACGGCCGGCCGTTCCTCGATCACTTCCCCAAGGAACTGGTCCTGGACCGGAACGAGACCGACATGAAGATCGTCATGGCGGTCCCGGGCGGCGGGCACTCGCTCTTCCAGATCCTGGGCGCCGACAAGGTCGACAACTCCTCGATCGGCACGAACCCGGTCGGCTGCGTGTTCTCGGAGTACTCGCTCCAGAACCCCAAGGCCTGGGACCTCGTGCGGCCGATCCTGGCCGAGAACGAGGGCTGGGCCGTGTTCCCGTACACGCCCCGCGGCAAGAACTGGGGCCACAAGCTCTGGCAGGCCGCGCGCGAGGACGCGACCTGGTTCACCTCGATGCGGACCGTCGACCAGACCCGACGCGACGGGGACCTCGATCGGCTGACGCCGCGCTACATGCAGGCCGTCGTGAGCCAGGACGCGATCGAGGCCGAGCGCCGGTCCGGCATGGCCGAGGAACTGATCCAGCAGGAGTTCTACTGCTCGTTCGAGGGCGCGATCATGGGGTCCTACTACGGGGACGCCATCGAGCGCATGGTCCGCGAGGGCCGGATCCGCGAGGTCCCGTGGAACCGCGAGGTCGAGGTCGACACGGCCTGGGACCTCGGGATCGGCGACGACGAGACCGTCATCGGGTTCTTCCAGACGATCCCGGACGTCCGATCCGGGCGCGACGACCTGCACCTCGTCGATGTTCACGCCGGCCGGAACCAGGGCTTCGCCGAGTACTGGCGCTTCATGCGGAACGAGAGGCCCTACACGTACGGCCTGCACTACGGGCCGCACGACCTGAAGGTCCACGAGTGGCACGGTAGCACGCGCCTGGCGACGGCCGGGAGCCTGGGCCTGCACTTCCAGGTCGTGCCAAAGCTCGGGATTGCGGACGGGATCAACGCCGTGCGGCGGATGCTTCCGTACCTCTGGGTCGACGAGAAGCGCTGCGCGAAGTGGATCGACATGATGCGGGCCTATCACCGGGAGTTCGACGAGGAACGGATGACGTTCCGCGACAAGCCCGAGCACGACGAGGCCTCGCACTGGGCCGACATGACGCGCTATCGCGCGGTCGCGTACGAGGTCCCGACCATGGGGCCGGGCGGCCGGCGGCCGGTCCTGCCGGACCGGGCCGACATCGACTACAGCGTCTTCGAGAGCAATGCGCGCCAACTCGCGCCGTGGGACCGGAGCCGGAACGCGCCCGACTGGTCGGTCTTCGACCGATGATCGGCTGGGCACGGATCTGGTGCCGGGACGGGATCTGGATCGTCACGCGCTCGCGCGAGATGTACTGGTTCTCCTGGAACTGATGCCCGACAAGACGAGGCCGCCGACCATGAGCACGCCGAGCCGGCTCGCGCCGCGGGCCCGGCTCTCGAAGCCCGCGCTCCTCGGCAACGTGTACCGTCCGGGCGGCGGGTTCGAGGACTCCGCGCTAGCGGGCGGGATGCTGATGGACGAGTCCGAGGGCATTACCGTGATCCCGCGCCTCGCGCCGACCGCGGCGCCACCGACCGCGGAGATCGTGCCGGAGGAGTTCGGCACCATCGATAGCGGCGACGGCGGCGATGGCGGTGCCGGCGGCGGCGCGGGCGAGGGCGAGGGGGCCGGCGAGGGCGGGGGCAGTGGAGAGGGCGGCGGGAGCGGCGAGGGCGAGGGCAGCGGTGACGGCAGCGCCTTCTAGCAGCGCGCTCTACGACGGCGCGATCTTCGAGTACCGCGTCGACGGCGTACTGCGTGCCGTCCTGACCGGCATCATCCAGCCCGACGGTGTCGTGCTCCAGCACGTCATGGCCTGGCCTACGGCGCGAAAGGTATGGCCGCCGACCTCGATGGTCCTGCTCCGCGCCGTGGCGACGGCCGAGACCGAGACCCGAGCGAAGTACGATCCGGCCTGGATCGTGCTCGACATCGAGCACGCGCACCCGCAGCACGATCAGTTGGTTCGGCTCGCCGAGCGCTGTGGCTACCGGCCCTTCAACCGTACCGAGACCACGACCTGGTTCGTCAAGTACTTCTCGCGGAGGACGCATTGAAGATCTACCTGAAGGGCGGCAAGACGCCGAGGCCGACGCCGCAAGAGACGCCGCCGCCCCCGCCCGATCCGGACGCGAACGAGCAGGCGAAGGCCGCCGCCGCCGAGGCCCGGTCCCGCGAGCGTCGTCGCGCCACGAGCGGTTCGATGAACAAGACCCTGGCGACCTCGCCCGAGGGCGTGATGGGCGCGGCGCCGATCAACGCGCCGCAACTGAAGTCGAACCTCGGGTAGTCGATGGATCGTCGCGCCGAAGCTCTGCTCGAACGTGAGGCCTCGCTCGAAGACGAGACGCGGCTCTGGCGTCCCCTCTGGCAGGAGGTCGCGGACTTCACGTTCCCGCAGCGGAAGAACATCAACGTCCGGCGCAGCCCCGGCCAGGGCACGAACGACAGGATGGTCGATTCGACCGCGATGCACGCGAAGGACCTGCTCTCGGCCTCGATGCAGGGCGCGCTCACGTCCTCCGCGTTCAACTGGTTCGGGTACCGGATCCGGGGCATCGAGTTGGCGCGTGACCACACCGTCAACAAGGACCTGGAGTGGTGCGCGCGGGACTCGTACGACGCGATGGAGCAGTCGAACTTCCAGAGCGAGTCGCACGAGTTGTACCTCGATCTCCCGGTCTTCGGGACGGCTGGGGTCTTCGTCGAGGAACTGACGCCCTCGCTGACCCGGCCCCCGGGCTCGCTCCGGTTCACGGCCCTGCCGCCCGGCAGCTTCAGCATCGACGAGAACGATGAGGGCCGGGTCGATACGGTCTTCCGGCGGTACCGGCTCTCGGCTCGGGCCGCAGCGATCGCGTTCGGCGAGGGCGAGGTCGGGCCCCAGGTCAAAGCCGCGCTCAAGCAGCGCGCCGCCGAGCGCTTCGAGTTCCTCCATGCGGTCTATCCGCGGACCGACCTCGGGCTCTCCGCGGGCCGGCGACTGCCCAGCACGAAGATGCCGTGGGCTTCGATCACGGTCGACGTGGCGGGCAAGGTGATCGTGCGCGAGAGCGGTTTCGACCGCCAGGCGATCATGGTGCCGCGCTGGTCGAAGTCGAGTGACGAGGTCTTCGGGACCGGCCCCGGGATCGTGGCCCTCCCCGACGTCAAGACCCTGAACAAGGCCGTCGAGTTGAAGCTCAAGGCCTGGGCCAAGGTCGTCGATCCGCCGATGAAGGTCCGGCACGAGGGCGTGGTCGGGACCGTGAAGCTCGCGAACGGCGGGATCACGTACGTCCGGGACATGGACTCGATCGCGCCCCTGACCGAGTTGGGCGGGCGGCTCGACGTCGCGGACATGGAGGAGGAGAAGAAGCGGGAGCAGATCCGCCGGATCTTCTACTCCGACCAGCTACAGCTTCAGCAGGGCCCGCAGATGACGGCCTACGAGGTCCAGGTCCGCTATGAGTTGATGCAGCGGATCCTCGGGCCGACGATGGGGCGGGTCACTGTTGAATACCTGAACCCGCTGATCGAGCGCGTGTTCTGGATCCGGCTCCACGCGAGTCCGAAGAACTCCCCGTACCGTCGGCTGGAGGCCTGGGCCAAGGCGAACGGCAAGGTCCTGGACATCGAGTACGAGGGCCCGCTCGCGCGGGCCCAGCGCATCCAGGACTCGATCGCGATCCAGCGCGCGTTCCAACTGATCCTGCCGATGGTGCAGTTCAAGCAGGACGTGATCGACAACGTCGACCTGGACTTCGCGGTGCGGATGATCCTGGACAGCACGGGCTCGCCCGAGGGCATCAAGCGCGACCCCGAGAAGGTCGCTGAGATCCGGGCCGCGCGGACCGAGGCCCAGGAGCAGAACAACCAGTTGGAGGCCATGTCCTCGATCGCGAAGGCCGGCGGCGACATTGCGCCGCTCCTGGCCGCGATGTCGAACCAGAAGGCGGGCTCGGCGGGCGCGGTCCTGCCGCAGGCCTCGCCGGTCCTGGTGGGCCGTGGCTAGGGCGAAGTCCTCTCCCGAGCTATCGCCGGAGCAGCGGCTCGCGGAGGCCTATCGGAACACGTTCACGAGCGAGTCCGGTAAGGCCGTTCTCGACGACCTCCGGAAGTCCTACGGCCGGCGGAAGAGCTTCGTTCCCGGCCAGGCCGACACGACCGCGTACCACGAGGGCCAGCGCGACGTGTACTTGAGGATCATGGCCTTCCTCGACCCCGACATGTTCGACGAGGAGGAGACCCAGTAAATGGCAGGCGAAGGCCAGAACCAAGGCGGGGGCGCAGGCTCCCAGAACCAGGGCGGCGAAGGCGGCCAGCAGCAACAGCAGCAGCAGTCGGACGCGAAGGCGTACCTGCAGTACTTCCCGGAAGCGATCCGCGGCGAGAAGACGCTGGAGAAGTTCTCCGGCAAGGACGCGAACGAGGTCCTCGGGAAGGTCGCGCAGAGCTACATCAACCTCGAAAAGCATACCGGGAGCATGATTCGGATCCCGGGCGAGAAGGCCGATCCGGCCGAGCTCGCCGCGTTCCGCGAGAAGCTGGGTGTTCCGAAGGACCCGGCCGGGTACGAGGTCGAGGAGGTCAAGGTCGGTGACAAGGTCCTCTTCGACAAAGGCGATACCGCGACCTTCCTGAAGTGGGCCCACGAGAACGGGTTCTCGAAGTCCCAGGCCAAGGCGATGATCGATCGGCTCGTGCAGCACGAGCAGACGCGGTCCGACATCGTGTCACAGAAGGCCACCGAGAACGCCGAGGCGGCGTACGGGAAGATCAAAGAGGACTGGGGAAGCCTGACCGACCGGAACGTCGCGCTCGTGCAGCGCTCAGTCAAGGAGTTCGGATCTCCCGAGTTCGCCGAGTATCTCGACGAGACCGGGCTCGGCAACGATCCGCGGTTCCTGAAGTTCGTGTTCGGGATGGCGCAGCCGATGATGGAGGACGGTCTCATCAAGGGCGAGAACCTCGGGATCCGACGCGCGGACGCCCAGGCCGAGATCAACCGGCTGATGGGGAGCAAGGAGTGGCTGGGCGGTGACAAGGCCACGATCGAGAAGATTCGCGAACTGTCCGTGATCGCGCACTCGGAATAGAGGGGAGATCATAGCATGGAGAAGCGTGGAGCCTACAAGGTGTCGGCCGTGGCCGCGACCACCGCGACCCTGGTGCCGCAGACCAGCCAGGACGTGGCCGGCGACTTCGCCGACAAGGTGACGAACATCGTCATCACGTTCACCAACGCGCGGGACTCGCAGTTCTTCGACGTGACGAACCGAGAGTACGAGGTCATCATCCGCCGGAGGTAGGCGATGGTGGTGAAGTCCGGTCGCGGCTATCAAGTCAAGAGCGAGGGCGGTAAGAATCTCTCGAAGCCCGGGCTCTCGAAGAGGGCCGCGGAGAAGCGGCTCCAACAGGTCGAGTACTTCAAGCACAAGAAGTCCCTGGCGTCTCGGGGCTACGCTCGATGAGGCGCCGGTTCGTGTATGACCCGAGCCATGACCGGGTCGTTGAGATCGAGGTTCGGGACCGCACCGCTCTGAACCCGGCCGAGCGGTACGAGCAGATGCTGGCCGGGTACCGCGAGAAGCGCAACGACCGCTCCGGTGCAGCCGAGAAAGCGGGTCAGGAGCTTCGCGTGGCAGCGCTCGAACGCGCCGAACGGCGCGAGTTCGCACACCGTCGTTTTCTCGACGAACGACGGTGGAAGGAAACATAGTCGACCCGTAGAACAGCGCCGAGGAACCCGCGAGGGCTCGGAGGACACGCCGGAGAGACGGCGCGCAGGGGCCGCGTTAGAGCCAAGGCAGGGCGCCACATAGGCAGAACCCTCCGCTAGGCAGTGACCGCTCACACATCAACTCCCTTACGGAGGGGAACCTATGTCCACTCAGGTGGATACGAGTTTCGTCAAGCAGTTCAATGCGACCGTGGTCCTGCTGCTTCAGCAGAAGGGCTCGCGGCTCCGCGGCACTGTCACCGAGGAATCGATGAACAGTGAAGAGCAGTTCTTCGAGCAGATCGGTGCGACCGGCGTGTCCGAGGTGACCTCCCGGCACGGCGACTCGCCCCTGATCTCGACCCCGCACGACCGGCGCCGGGTCACGCTGCGGTTCTTCGACACGGGTGACCTCGTCGACAGCTTCGACAAGGTCCGGATGCTGATCGATCCGACCAGCCCGTACACCCAGAGCATGGTCTACGCGCTCGGTCGCGCGTGGGACGACGTCCTGCTCGGTGGGACCGACAACCCCGGTGAGAAGAACATCGGGACGTTCAAGGACGGCACCCAGGCCGGCGCTGTGATCTACGGCACCGCGTTCTCGGGCAAGGCCGGCGCCACCAGCAACACGTTCCCGGCCGGCCAGAAGGTTGCCGTGAACTTCGGCGGCACCAACGTGGGTCTGACCGTGCCGAAGCTGCTCGACGCGCGTCGGATCATCAAGAAGGGCAACGTCGACCTCGACGCGGAGTCGCTCTACATCGCGGTCAACGCGAAGGGTGAGGCCGACCTGCTGAACACCACGCAGGTCACCTCGGCCGACTACAACTCGGTCAAGGCCCTGGTCGGCGGCGACGTCGACTCGTTTCTCGGCGCGACCTTCAAGCGCCTGGAGCGGATCCCGAACGACGGGACCTCCAGCCTGTACCCGCTGTACGTCAAGAGCGGTCTGAAGATGGCGATCGCCAAGGACATCCAGACCGAGGTCGAGCGTCGGGCCGACAAGAAGTTCTCCTGGTACGTCTACGCCTGCATGGGTATCGGCGGCGTGCGGATGGAAGAGGAGAAGGTCGTTCAGATCGCGGGCCTGCTGTAAGCGGGCCGTCGAGTAGTTAACCCCAGGACCTGGGAGCGGGGGGCCTCGAAACCCCCCGCACGGTCCAAAACCACAGGAGGCCACTACAGTGGCGAACACCAACTCGGATCAGATCGCAAACGCTGTCGCTGTCCCGGTCGTGCACAACAAGCCGAACGAGGATGGAGGCCGCGTGCGTCGGAAGTACTTCAAGGTCGGTACCGTGCCAACGGGTTCCGGCGACACGATGACCCTCTGCAAGCTGCCCAAGGGCGCGCGCGTCCTGGGTGGTCGGTTCTGGTTCAGCGTGGCGCAGGGCGTGACCGCGACCACGGCGATCGGGATCAGCGGCACCACCGGCAAGTACCGGACGGCCGCGATCACGAACGCGCTCACCGGCTTCGCGATCGCGGACTCGATCGTGGAGAACGTGGGCGAAGAGACGACGGCCGAAGAGACCATCCTCGCGACCAACGCGGCGGCGGCCTGGGCGGCGTCCAACTTCCGCGGCTACATGGAGTACATGGTCGACTAGTTCACGCAATGTGAACGGGCGGCGGCTCTGAACAAGGGCCGCCGCCGTCCCCCCAACAGGAGAACTACCCAGTGGCGAACGACATCACAGGCAACCCGCTCATCATCGACACTGCCGGCGCTGGCGACGTGCTGGCCGCGAGCCAGCCGATCAAGGTTCAGGGCTTCGCTTGGGACAACGCCGCCGCGGTTACGGCCGACGCCTGTGTGGTGACGGATACGGCGGGGCGGAACCTCTGGAGCCACACGATCACGACGAGCCTCTCCGTGGGCCAGGGCGCGGTTTCGCTCCCACAGCCGATGCTCGTCAAGGGGATCAAGGTCCCCACGCTCACGCGCGGCAAGCTGTACATCTACCTCGCGTTCTAAGGTGTAGCCCGTGGCAACCCGGGCCCACGTCAATCTCGAACCCGCGGGTTACGGGGACGAACTCCACCTCATTGGCTGGGAAGGGCTCCTGAACGGCGACGTCGGGGACTGGGTCGAGGTTCCGCTCCACCGCGACGTGTCGGTGCACTTCTTCGGGACGTTCGGGGTCGGGGGCACGATCGTTCTCGAAGGGACGAATGAGATCCTCCCCGTCCCGTTGTCAGCGCTCGTCCTGAACGATACAGGCGGCGGAACGCCGAACCCGATCAGTGCGACCGCGGCCAAGATCTTCCAGGTCTACCAAGGCGTGCATCGGATTCGTCCCCGCGTCACAGCGGGCGATGCGAACACGGATCTCGTCGCGATCGCGCGCGCGACTCGGAGCCGAGGGTAATGGCACAGTTCGGACGCCCGAGCACGGATACGACCGTTGAAAACTGGCTCGAAGACGGGACGGGTGACAACTCGATCCTGTGGGACGAGATCGACGAGACGGTCGCGGATGACGCGGACTACATCCGCAGCGTGCAGACACCATCCGTTGATGATGCGTATGTGACCAAGCTGACCACGCTGGAAGACCCGCTGTCGTCAACGGGGCACGTCGTTCGGTATCGCTACGCGAAGTCCCAGGCCGGCGGGGAGACGATCAACCTAACCGTTGAATTGCGCCAGGGCTACGTCAACGAAGCGAGCATGGGGACGCTCATCGCAGTCTTCACGCATTCTGATATCTCCGAGGTGTTCACAACGGCGGCTCAGACCCTCTCGGCGGTCGAGGCCGACTCCATCACGAATTACGCGGATCTGTTCCTACGATTCTTGGCTAAGAAGGTGTAGCCGTGGCAACCGTCGAGTCCTTCATCGGGCTCCCTGCTGACGGGGCGGGCAAGAAGACTCGCACCCTCGAAGAGACGGTCGGCGCGAACGTTGTTCACACCGAGTACATCGTCCACCGGGCGCAGCCGTCGTTCACGGTGTTCCAGGAAGGCGTAGTGCCGGCGGCCAACAAGTACATGTTGGCCATCCTCAACCGGAACACGGCCAAGGTAGTGCGGGTCTGGCGCATCTGGGGGTACATCTCCTCGACCGCAGCGGTGACCGGGGTGCTCCTTCAGTTCCGGCTGGGTAGGATCACGTCTACGGTCGCCTTGAGCGGCGGTACGTCGATCACGCCGGCCGTCCACGATACCAACGAAGCGTTCCCCGCCAGCATCGACGTGATGACCGGCCCGACCAACGCGATCACGTATGTCTCCAGCATTCGGCGCTGCAGCATGTCGGGCGACGAAGCGGTGGTCAGCACGGACGACGCTGACATGAAGGCGTTTCAGGAACTCGTAAGAGACGACAAGGCGATCTTCAAAGCCTACTCGCCGTTCGTCAAGCCGATCACGCTGCGCACAAACGGCACGACGCACGAGGGGTTTGGGTTTCAGCAATCCGTTGGCACGGTCGGCAACCTCGGCATCATCTGCGAGTTCACCGTCGACGACGTGTAGGGGCGGTCTATGCCGCTCGCGCCACAGAAGTCCGCACTCTTCGGCAGTGGCGCGCCGGCTCCACGGCGAGCGCGAGTCTCATGGGCCGAGCTAGAGGTTCCGACCGCACCTCGGCGGGCCCTGGTTTCGTTTGCTGAGCTTGAAGTTCCGAGCGCGCCGCGCCGCGCGTTCGTGAGCTTCGCGGAGTTCGAGGTGCCGACGGCCCCGCGGCGCGGCTTGGTGTCGTGGGCAGAGTTCGAGATCCCCGAGGTTTCGATCGAGGCTCCGGTAGGGGACTACTTTACGACGTTCCACACGAGAGGCAGACGATAGATGGCGACGTCAGACGTAGAGATCGCGAACATCGCGTTCGGGCTCCTGAGCGTAGCGACGATCACGTCGCTGACCGAACAGGGCAAGGCCGCGATCCTTGTGAACTCGATCTACACCTCGATCCGGGACGCGACGCTGCGCGCGATCCCCTGGAACTTCGCGCAGGTCCGAGCCTCGCTCTCGCGTCATACAACGGCGCCGGCCTTCGGGTTCGCGTACCAGTTCATCGTCCCGGTCTCCCCGTACTGCCTGCGGATCAACGAGATCGATCCCGAGGACACGGTCTTCACGATCGAGACCGACGCGGCGGCCCAGCTTCGTCTGCTCCTGACCGACGAGCCGGCGGTCAAGGTCCGGTACACGGCTCGGATCACGGACCCCGCGCTCTTCGATGCCGAGTTCGTGCAGGCCTTCGGGACGCACCTGGCGGCCGAGATGGCCTATCCGTTGACCGAGTCGCGCGAGGTCGCGAAGGACATGCGCGCCAAGTACGAGGCCCTGGTCAACCGCGCTGCAACGACCGATGCCCAGGAGGGCTCGACCCAGGTCGCGGACATCAATGTCCTGCTCGAAGCGCGGCTCCAGGGTCGGTTCGAGGACTTTAACCGCAGCAAGAACAAGTTCGCCTAGTCCATGAAGGTCCATCCGATCTTCGCGAGCTTCACGTCTGGGGAGCTAACCCCGCTCCTCGGTGGGCGCGTCGATTTCGCGAAGTACGCTTCCGGGCTCCGGACCCTCGTCAACTACTTGATCCGCCCCCATGGCCCGGTCTTCAACCGGCCGGGGACGCACTTCGTGGCCGAGGTCAAGGACTCCTCGAAGGCGACGTATCTGATCCCGTTCGAGTTCTCGACGACCCAGGCCTACCAGATCGAGGCCGGCGAGAACTACTTCCGGTTCTTCAAGGACGGGGGTCGGATCGAGTTGACGATCACCGGGGCCGCGAACAACGGCTCGGGACTGATTCGGCTCACGTCCTCGGTCAACCACGGCATGACGACGGGGATGCGGGTCGTCGTGGCGAACGTCGGCGGCGTTCCGAACGCGACCGGGACCTGGATCATCACGAACGTCTCGGCGACGACCTTCGATCTCCAGGGCTCGACCTTCGCGGGCGCCTACACCTCGGGCGGCTCGGCGATCCCCGACATCGCCACGCCCTACACCGCGGCCGATCTCCCCCTCCTCAAGTACATCCAGTCCGCGGACACGATGTACTTCTTCCACCCGAGCTATGCAATCCGGAAGCTGACCCGGGAGAGCCATACCTCCTGGACCCTCGTCACGGCGAACTTGATGCCGCCCCCGACCTACGAGGCCGGCTTCGCGCCCGCAACGACGCTGACGCTCTCAGCGGTGACCGGACTCGGGATCACGCTAACCGCGGGAAGCGCTGTTTTCGAGGACGCTGACGTCAATCGCATGGTGACGGTTGGGCTCGGCCGCGCCATTATCCGAACGGTGGGCGCGGGTCCGCAGTCGACTGCCACTGCGGATGTCGTCGATGACTTCTCCTCGACCGGGCCCCACGCCTCTGGCGCCTGGATCATTCAGGGCTCGCCGGTCACGCAGTTGACGCCAAGCGTCTCGCAGCCCGCGCACTCGATCGGGACTTTGACCCTGGTCGCGCGCGGCTGGCGCTCAACGGATGTCGGCCGGTACGTGCGCGTGAACAAGGGCGTGGCCCGGATCACGCAGTTCACGTCGGCGACCGTTGTCGAGGCCGAACTCCTGACCGCGCTCGCAAACACGACGGCCTCGCCGGGCGGCTCCTGGTCCGTGGAGGACCCGCTCTGGTCCGCGACCCGCGGCTTCCCGCGGGGTGGCTGCTTCAACGAGCAGCGCATGGTGGCCGGCGGGAACTCCTCGAATCCCCAGACCTTCGTGGGCAGCGACGCCGGGGAGTACGAGGTCTTCGCGCTCGGGCCGGACGACGACGACGCCTACGAGTTCGCGATCGCCGCGAACCAGGTCAATACGATCAACTGGCTGCTGGCGACCCGAGCCCTCAAGATCGGAACGGCCAGCACCGAGTTCACGGTCAAGGGGAGCGAGGGCGCCGCGAACGCGGCGATCGGGCCGAACAACGTCGACGTGAAGGCCAGCACGTTCTGGGGATCGAGCGAGAAGATCGCGCCGGTCCGGGTCGGGAACGCGATCCTCTTCGTGACGCGGACCGGGCGAGAGTTGCGTGAGTTGGTGTTCTCGGTCGAGCGCGACAGCGACATCGCCAACGATCTCCTGCTCCTGGCGACGCACTTGACCGACGGGCACCAGATCGTTCGGATCGCCTACCAGCGCCACCCGAACTCAACGGTCTGGTGCGTGCGCTCGGACGGGACCCTGCTCGCCCTGACCTACCAGCGCGAGCACGATGTCGCCGGCTGGGGCCGGCACCTGACCGGCCCGACGCAGCAGATCGACCAGGGCATCGACACCGACAGCAACCACATCTTCCTCGATGCGCCGGACAAGGGGCGGTTCGAGGAGGTCATCGTGACCCCGCACTGGAACGGGGACCGGGACGTCTCGTTCTTCGTGGTCAAGCGCACGATCAACGGGGCCACGAAGCGCTACATCGAGTACTCGGACGACGTGAACGGGTTCTACGGTCGGCTCGGGATGGACTGCGCGTTGACCTATAACGGGGCCGCGACCAGTACGCTGACCGGGCTTGGACACCTGGAGGGCGAGACCGTGACGGTTCTCGGGAACGGCGCGGTCTACCCGACCGCGGTCGTCTCGGGCGGCCAGATCTCGCTCGACCCGACCTACCCGCAAGTGACGCGGGCCGAGGTCGGGCTGGGGTTCACCTCGATCCTGGAGACGATGCGCCCCGAGGTCCCGCAGCAGGGGACGAGCCAGGGGATCATGAAGCACTGGTCGAAGATCTGGGTCCGGCTCTACAAGAGCATCGGGCTCTGGGTCAACAACGAGGAGAAGTCGTTCCGCACGGTCGGCGACCCCATGGACACCCCGCCCCCGCTCTTCACGGGCGACAAAGAGGTATCGAGCACGGGCCGGGATCGGGACGGCATCCTCCGGATCGAGCAGCGCGACCCGCTTCCGCAGACCGTGGTCGCGATCTTCGGCACGCTAGCGGTGGGCGAGGGATGATGATCCTCCCGCTCTCCGCAGAGGACCTCAACGGAGTTCGTGAGATCCATCGGCTCTGCCACCCGACGTGGCCCGATCGGCCAGAGTACTGGTACTTCCTGCACCCGACGCTCGTCGCATTCGACAACAAGGGTTTCGGGCCGATGGTTGGCTTCACGAGCTTCTCGATTAGCACGAGCACAGGTCTGGTTCTCGGGCAGGGTGCCGACGTCTGTGTCCATCCCGCGCACCAGGGCCGTGGCCTCGGACGCCTGCTTCACGCGGAGCGTATCCGGATCCTGCACGGTGCTGGGGCGACGGTGTTCTCAGGAACCACCCAGCCGAAGAACTATGCAATGCAGCGGATCCTCGAAGCGCAGGGTCTTCACCGCTGCCAGACAATCCCGCGCTACTTCCCGGACGGAGAGGACGCGCTCTTGTACTTCGGGCCGATCGGAGACTAGTCCATGGCACTGACGGTTGCCATTGTCGCTGTTGTCGTGGCCGCGGCGGCGGCGGGGGCCTCGGCCTACATGCAGTCCGAGGCCGCGGCCGAGCAGAAGAAGGCCCAGAAGCGGATGGCTCGGCTCCAGGCCGAGTCCGAGAAGAAGGCCGGCGAGGCCCGGAAGACTCAGATCTCGTACGACGCGCAGCGAAAGGCGCGCTCGTTCAAGGCCCGCGAGGCCGCGGCCGGCGTCCAGGTCGGGGAAGGCTCGCTCCTCGAACAGGAGATGCAGTTCGCGGCCGACTCCGACTATGCGGCCCAGTTGGCGGCCTATCCATACGCGCAGCGGGCCGGTATCCGCGAGTACGAGGGCCGGATCTTCGGGGCCGAAGAGAAGCGGATCCGTGCGAACAAGTGGCTGAACGTCGGGCTCGCGGCCGGGAGCACGAGCGCGAGCGGGGCCTCCAGCCTCGCGACTAGCTACGGTGGTTCGGGATCAACCTCGGGATCGACGGGCGGAACGACGTATTCAGCCGGTGGCGGGGGCGGGGGCTAGAGCGATGCCGATCATTCCGCGCCGCGAGATTCCCCAGACCGAGATCCCGGCCCTGCCCGCGATGGCGGTCCCCGAGGCCGACCTCACCATGGCGAACGTCCTGGCGCAGAGCGCGAAGATCGTGCTCAACGTCGGGAGTGCGGCCAGCACCATCATGGCGAAGCGGCAGCGCGTCGAGGACGCGACCGAGATGGCGAAGCGAACGATGCTCGCCGAGACCGACATCGACGCGATCCTCGACAACATCCGCCAGGACCGCTCGGTCCACCCGAAGGCCCCGGATACGTATCAGTCCCAGGTCAGCGAGGCCAGCAAGAAGTGGACAAAGGACCTGCGCGGGGACCTCTCGGCCGTCCTCATCAAGAACATGACGCCGCGCGTGCTCCAGGGCCTGAAGACCTCGCGCGAGATAA